GGACTTACAAATGGAAAGATCATATTCGCCTGGTGGTGTATGGCGATGATAACATCGGCAAGACATCATATCAGGCAATGGAGTGGTTTAATATGTTTGTTTTACGAAGAGGATATGAGGTATTATTCGGAATGAATCTTACCACCCCAGGCAAGGACGAAGTAAGGGAGCCGTTCATAAAATTTGACACTGCGTTTGAATTTTTGAGCAGGCATTTTAGGTATGTCTGTCACGAAGGCCGAACAGTTTTCGTGGTAGCTCCGTTGAAGTTTGAGTCCACCCTGGGTATGCTCGCATGGGTGCGAAAATCTAAATTGGTATCTCCTGAGGAACAGTTGCGAATTAACATCAAAACTGCGCTTTACGAGATGTCTCTGCATCCACCGAGTGTGTATGAGGAGTTTTGTGAGAAGCTCGACCTATGGTTGAGAGGGAGCCACTTGGGTGGTATCTACATTCCTACTTACGACGATTTTAGAGACAGGTTAGTTGAGTCAATGACTTCTATTGACATCCAGTCCGGCATGACTATAAACTGCACCTATGATGGTGTGATCCCCTCGTCTAGTGACGTGGATGGGGAGGCTGCCTTCTAAGGACCTGTCATCTATGGCAATGCCAGTGATGTGGCTGATTACCCATTACTGGATGCGAAGCCATCCCTTAACAATCGCCGACTCATTACAAGGAAAAGAACCCGTCTCTTCAAAGAGACACAACCTAACTGAATTTGAATACCAAGAGCCGACCGTGGTTTTTCGGAATCCGAGTTATACACAGTTAGAGAAAAATATGCTAAGAACACGAGACTTTTTACATCGAGAATATTTAATTATTGAGGAAACTATAGTCCTTAACACCCCGAGCACCAACAGTGAAAGACCCATTTTTCATTTGTTACAAATGGAGCCAATATTAAGAATCGCGCAGATGTTCCAATTCATGAGGTTTAAAAACTTATGTTTGCGCGTTCTTCTTAGAGCAGTTCCCCAGCATTATGGATTTATAACAATTGGAGAAATACCCTGGTATCAAGACGGGGATTTTTGGGGTGCAGATACTTTGTGGACTGCCAACCCTAAAGTGCTTACTGTTACGGGCCAGCCTTCAGTGGAATTTAAGCTGCCGTGGGTGTGCGCAACTCCGTGGTTACCTGCTCCGAAGGAACCAGCAGGAGTAGATGCTATGGATATGTCTGAAATGTGGACTATATTCATTCGAAATTCAGGAATCTCAGCAACAGATACTTTAGCGCCAGGAACTGTGGAAGTGGAAGTGTATGCCCATTTCGAGGACGTTGAACTTAGTGGACCCCAGTTTTACGCCCTACCTACCGCTGTTGCTAAAGCAAAAGGACAAATGCAGGAAGTTCATGACCGAGCGCCAATCATAGAAGATGCTCATTTTGAAGAGAGACAATTAGCATTAGGTTTGCACAGCAATTCCGCTATTATGGGACTTGCTGGAGCAGCTGCGGGAGTGGCAACTATGTCGCTTCCGACTCTCGGAAATATATGGTCAGCGACTAAAGAAGCATTTTCTGCGGTACGCATGTATGAACAAACTAAAGCTAAAGTGACCCAGCAGCAAGGAGTAGTAGAGTCCACTCATGGAGAAACTGCTCTTGCTACTAATGAAGGTGGAGGTTCGCTTTTGGACTTGATACCAGACGAACATTGGCTTAACCCTTTGGAATATGGTGATACTGAAATGAAACATAAGATTCAGGATATCATTAGACTTCCTCAGCATGTTCGTGTTGGATTTCTTGGAGCTGCAGATATTTATAGCTTTCAGGTGCGACCCATAATTTTCAATGATGATGCTCTAATAACGTCATATGGATATTTGGCTTACTTTGCCCAGTTTTTTAGACGCTGGAGAGGATCCCTAAAGTTTTTAATACACTTTACGACTTCGCCCTTTGTTACAGCGAGGGTGTTGGTACGATTAAATTGGGGTTCCCAAGATGTAACCAATAACATAGGAGATATGCCTGGAAAAGTAATTACAATCAAAGGTGATCATGTGGAGACCTTAGTAGTTCCTTTCGTTTATGATCGCAGTTGGCAATGGACTGCGGCATTTGCGGAGGGAGGACCTGACCCATGGTTACTTCTCAGTTGTTTGACAATAAACTCAACTGGCGATGTCACGCCAGTAGTCAAATATATGATGTGGATGAGTGCAGGAGATGATTTTCAGTTCGACAGTTACCAGTTTCCTAATCAACCGTTGGTACCTCCAACGCCTAAGGAAAAGAAAGTTACTGCTGATCGCAAGCCGCTTAAGAAGGCGCGCGGTCAGATGGATGTCACTGCATTTTTCAAGAATAAATTTGACGATTTACCCGGTCTAGCTACACCCCAGGGAGTGAAGTGGGAGACGACCGTAGAAGATCTTTTATACAGATGGTCTGGACGAGGAGACTCGAGCGTGTATCTTGATGCCCGAGTGAATTCCATAATGGAAGCCCCATATGGAAATGTTCAGAACTTTGATCGCTTGTGCAATCTCTTTTTGTACAATAGCGGATCAATCAGAAGACGTATATTTTTTGACCCAACGAGTGCTATAGACGCGAGATTTATTTTGCAGAGCGTGAATTGGCCTGAAGCATTTGATGTTAACTATGCTTCACCATGCCATGCAATAGCAGGTACGAGTACGTCCAAATGGTCTGTTTTAGATTTTTCAGTTCCCTTTATTTCTACAGTAGAAGTAGACACAAATCCAGATTTTCATCAGATAGCGAATGATCAGTGTCAAGTTGAAGCTAATGGTAGCACAACGTATGACAATATTATAGACGGCTGGGTCAAAGCCGGTAATAATTTTCAACTGTTTCACTTGATGCCACTACCCAACATAACGTGGTGGCCTTGGTATGTCCCTCCGACCCCAAAGCCAATGAAATGAGGATTTTGACAAAAGACACGAGTTGAGTGTGTTTCTTTGCAAAAAAAAAAAAAAAAACACG